AAGGTGGTGCTGAGAGTGATGAAAATCGGGCGTGTTTATGTAGGCGTTGCCATAAGGCGAAGTCTTTATTAGAAGAGAATGAACGAGCAGGAGGTTGATTATGCCACGCGGAGGATATCATGGTGGGGGTAGACCAAAGGGTTCCAAGGATAAGACACCAAGGAAAGGATCAAAGGCGCAGGTAGAGGCAAAGAAAGTTAAAGAACTGTTGGCAACAGGGTTGGAGGCAAAGAAGAAAATTTTCCATGAATTCCTTTTGCGGGTAGCTAATGTAAATAAGAAACAAAAGCCGCTATCTATTACCGAGAAGAAGATGATGAACCAACTTTTGGTTGAGTTGGCAGAGGAATTTAGCGATAAGCCAAGCTTTATAACATCGATAGAGATAGAAGATTTGGCACCATTGCAGCATATGTTACGGATAATGAACAATCCCAAGGAAGACCCAATAGTCAGGAGGCAAATGGCAGTGGCAGCCGCGCCGTATATACACCCCAAAGCTGGAGAAGCAGGGAAGAAAGAAGAGAAAAACGAGAAGGCATCTATGGCTTCAAAAGGAAAGTTTGCAGCAGGACGATCTCCATTGGCATTGGTGAAGTAGGATGGAGTGGTCAACGAGATGTATGGACTGGGAGCGTAGGATATTAGCAGGCGAAAGCCTTATACCATTCCCACCGTTATTTCCACAAGAAGCTGATGCTGCTTTATCTATATTCAAGGAATTACACCTTGTTGATGTCATGGGTAGACCAACTTTTAGAGAAGCAGGTCGCCAATGGCTGTTCGACTTTGTAGGTTCGATATTTGGTTCCTACGATGAAGAGTCAGGTAGGCGGCTAATATCTGAATACTTCTTGCTAATTTCTAAAAAAAATAGCAAATCCAGTGGTGCTAGTGCAATTATGATGACCGCTATTCTTCGTAACTGGCGCGAGTCTGCCGAATTTCTTATATTGGCCCCGACTGTGGAAATCGCCACGAATTCGTTTAACCCTGCTCGTGATTTTGTTAAGGCTGATGAAGAATTAAGTGATTTATTGCATGTACAAAACCACCTTCGGCAGATAACTCATAGGGGGACAAAGGCAACACTGAAAGTAATTGCAGCAGATTCAGAAACAGTCGGAGGGAAAAAAGCCACTGGCATTCTGGTTGACGAGGCTTGGCTGCTTGGTAAGCGTCCTAATGCAGAAAACATCCTTCGTGAGGCTTGCGGTGGGTTGGCATCACGACCAGAAGGGTTTGTCATATGGCTTACCACTCAATCTGACGAAGCACCAGCGGGGATATTTAAACAAAAACTTGACTATGCTCGTGGGGTTAGAGATGGTAGGATTGAGGACAATAGTTTTCTTCCAGTGTTGTACGAGTACCCCGAATCCTTCCTGAAAGAAAAGAAGTACCTCGACCCGAAATATTGGTTTATCACCAACCCAAACCTAAACGCCTCTGTTGACATCAAATTTTTGGAACGCGAATTTAGTAAAGCTCAGGAAGCTGGCGAAGGTTCCATGCAAGGATTCCTTGCCAAGCACCTTAATGTCGAAATGGGGTTATCGCTCAAATCTGCACGATGGGCGGGCGCTGATTTCTGGGAAGATGCTGGTGGGGATGTAACTCTTGATATTATCATCGATCGTTGCGAGGTTATTGAAATCGGAATTGACGGTGGCGGCTTGGACGATTTATTAGGCTTGGCGGTATTAGGCCGGGAATCAGGTAATGGTAATTGGCTACTATGGGTTCATGCCTGGTGCCATAACATAGCGTTAAAACGCCGGAAATCTGAGGCGCCCAAGTACCGTGACTTTGAGAAGGATGGCGATTTATCTATAATGGATATGACCGAGGAAGGTGTAAAGGAAGTTGGGGATATTGTAAGGAAAGTAGAAGCGTCTGGGCTTCTTGATCGAATCGGTGTTGACCCCTCCGGCCTCGGGCTTATTGCTGATGAATTAGAAGCGGGTGACGAACAAGGTAATGGGAAGATAGAACATGACCGAATAGTAGGCATCCCCCAAGGTTGGCGGCTCAACGGTGCTATCAAGACAATGGAAGTAAAAGTTGCTGGCAAGAGTATTATACATGGTAATCAGAAACTAATGGCATGGTGTGTAGGAAACGCCAGAGTTGAACCACGGGGGAATGCAATATCGATTACCAAACAGGCAAGCGGAACAGGGAAGATCGATCCGGTAATGGCTTCACTCAACACAGTGGCTCTGATGGCTATGAATCCTGAAGCTAAAAACAATAGATCACAATTTACCGGCATGACATCAGAGGAAATATCGGCAGGAATGGGGTTTGGAAGAATGTAATATCGTAATTTTAACTATTTAACCATCAATTTAACTAAAAAGGAGTGATAATTATGGGAGAAGCAACACGACGTAACAATTTAAGCCAGTTTCCTAACCAACATCATGCACCACAACCTCAGCAGATTAATGTTGATATTAAAGATGCTACCCCGAAACTATGTTCATGTGGTTGCCAGTTTTTTCAACCGGCGATTATGTGTTATACTGTGTCGGCACTGCTATCTCCCACCGGGCAGGAATTATTGGCGCAGCAGCCAGTTCTCGTATGCATGGAGTGCAAGGAGCCATTAAAATGAACCAGCTAACACCTAAAGAGATTATGGAATTAAAGGCAAAAATATTGAAATTATATACTGGTAAACGATACGCACCTACGCCATTTGAATTTTCAATGTATAAGCCAATTGTACACAGGGGTAGCTTAGGTGGATTTCGTCATTGGATTGCAACACACCGTTGTAAGGTGGCAAATAAGGGGTAATTATGTGGATAAGGAAAATTATTTGTTATTTAATTGGTCATTCATATATTGAAGTAAATTATTTAGAACAATGGGACGATATGCGTCGTGGTGGGATGGACAAATGGTGGCAGTGTCAAAGATGTAAAAAAGAACATCACACAAGCCATTGGGCTTAATATAATAATAACATACAACAATTATCCAAAAGGAGAGTAAAATGGCACCAAAATCCCCTGTAGGAGCAGTAATTTCACCAGTTATTCCCGACATTGCCCCTGTTGTTCCTGTTCCCGAAATAGCCGATCCCCCTGTTACTGACTTGCCCACCAAGAACCTGTTGCGTGTATCCGAGTGCGCTGCATACTTCGGAGTTCACGAACGTACTATACGTCTCTGGATTAAACATGGGCATTTAATAGCAGAAGGTCCAAAGTTCAGCACTGTGTTTATCAGCCGAGAAAGCATTAAGAATTTCCGGTTAATGAAACGTCGGGGAGTTGATGATATTGCATAATTATATCAAATTTAGCAAGATTTAGCCAACTATATAATATACCTACCATATTTTACCTTGTAAAATTATCACTCTTACCTTTATAATCGAGTCACTATTAATGCATTTTTACGCTTACAGGTGGCTTAATTGCAATTATTTCCTACATTCTCTAAAGTTAAATCCATCCTATCTGCCGATATTCGTAAGATATTTAATAATCTTTCATTGTCCGATCCTAAAAGTTGGAATGAGGGATTGTGGAACTTAATAGGTTCTCAGTCCGTATCTGGTGAAAGCGTAACTGAATCCACCGCATTGACGTACAGTGCTGTCTGGGACGCTGTGGGCCAGATTTCCGCCACCATATCCACACTTCCACTCCATTTGCTCCGTTCAGATGCCAATAAGACCATCCAAGCGACCAATAAACGCTTGTTTCATGTCATGCACAGCGAGTTCAATAAGTACATGACCGCTCAGATAGGCCGTGAAGTATTAGCCGCTCATGCTCTCACATGGGGTAATGCCTACGCAGAGAAGGTCAAGAACGGCTATGGAGAGATAGTCGAACTCTGGCCTATCACTCCGAACCGAGTCCGAATGGAGATGAAAAACGGGGAGTTAATCTACAATATCCGTGTAGATAGCCAAGAGGTACCTCTTACTCGCGCCCAAATACTCCATGTTCCCGGCTTAGGATTTGATGGATTCCAAGGCTATTCAGTAATCTCAATGGCTCGCAAGTCAATCGGGCTTGGCATGGCGATGGAAACCTTTGGTGCTATGTACTTTGGAAACGGTACACACCCTGGCGTAATCGTATCGCACCCCAAGAGGCTCGATCCAATTACTAAGTCGAACCTCAATACCTCTTTAACCAATATGTATTCTGGATTAGGACAATCACACCGCCTTATGCTCCTTGAAGAAGGCATGAAGATTGAGAAAGTTAATGTTAATCCAAACGACTCGCAATTTTTGGAAAGCAGAACGTGGCAAGTATCTGATATTGCGAGATGGTTTCATATACCGGTACATAAGTTAAAAAATCTTGAACGTGCAACTAATAACAATATCGAATCCGAACAACAGTCT